CCATTCTATGATACTGCTATTAATATTGAATCTGTAACTGATACAACTATTACATTACAAGTATTAACTACAATACCTTCTACAAATACAACACAACATACATTTGTATCTGCTAATCCTAATGCTGTAATTTCTGGTGGAAATTATACTCACGCATTCCAAACAAATCAATCTGTTGCTGTAGATTGCCTTAAGAAAGCAAATAATACAGTAGACATAGCGAATAATTCATTAACATTTACATGTTCTAGAGATAATCATCTTGGAGAACATACATATCCACGTTCTACAGATCCAGCATCTGGAAAGGAATTAGGTATAGATGAAATTTCAGATAATTTAATTCGTATTAATGTTGGTGCTGGTGGAGGCGGTGGATATGGTGGTGTAGTTACTGCTAAAGTTGCTGGTAATAAGCATAAGTTCGTAACTGCAACTGCAGGTGCTGCATTTACTGGATCTACTCAGAAAAATGTTACTGATGCAGATTATAATCCATCAACAGGATGGATGCAGGTAACAAGTAATTCACATGGTTTTGTTGGTTGTTCTACTATTACACCAACCAATGCCAATTATGCAAAAACAACTGGTGTTTTAACTCTTACTAAGAATGGACATGGATTTAATGTTGGAGATTATATTTTAATTGAAGATAACTCACTAACATTTACTTGTACAAAGGATGGTAATGTTACTGAGCATTCATATCCAAGATCTACAGATTATGCTAGTGGTAAGTGGTTGCAGATTACAAATAAGACTGTTAATACCTTTAAAGTTAATGTTAACCCAAATCCATCTTCAGAACAGTATGATCATACATTTGTTCCTGCAAGAACAGTTAATGGATGCATTTCAAAAGCAAATCAACTTATTGAAATAGCAGCAAATTCTCTAACATTTACTTGTGAGCATGATCATCATCAATCATTACACAATTATCCTCGTGTAACTGATCCAATTTACAATGCAGGAGTTCCTGTAGGTAAAACTGCTACTAATTGGTTTAGAATAAATGTTGGAAAATCACCTGCTGGAACTGGTGGTGCTTTAGATCTTAAGATAAATGAGGTTGGTGGACATTATGTTAATCCAGTTATTGAAATTCCTAGCCCAAGTTATGATGATGTTCCCGTTGAAGGTATTTCTAGATTGGGTAGAGGATTAACAAAAGCAACTGGTAGTAATTTATTAGTAGATTTAGAAGTAGGTTCTGCTAAGACTTCAGTTGGTATTGGTTCTACATTCTTTGAAATATCTAATTTCCAAGTTTCTAGACATGGACATTCATTTAAGATAGGAGATAAGGTTAGACCAATAGGATTGGTTCATGATAAGAGATTGCAAAAACCAATACAAGAATTTGAATTAGAAGTTAATTCAATATTTAATGATTACTTTGCTTCTTGGCAATTTGGTGAGATAGATTTCATTGATAGTATTAGGGGTTATCAAAATGGTACTAGAACCAGATTCCCATTATTCTTTAATGGTCAATTATTAAGTTTCATGACTGATCCTGGAGATACAGTATCAGAGCAAATTGATTTGGATGCAGTTTTAATAATATTCATAAATGGAGTTTTACAAACACCTAAAGTTGCATACCAATTCAATGGAGGAACTACATTTAAATTTACTGAACCACCTGATGCTTCAGATATTGTTGATGTATTCTTCTATATTGGTGATAGGAATGTTGATGTTGAGATTGTAGATATACAAGAAACTCTTAAGGTTGGTGATGATGTAAGAGTTTATAAATCTCCACTATTTAAAGATAGCCTTACTCAAGATGATGAAAGAGTTATAAAATCAATTCAGGGTTCTGATATTATTGAAACTAATATCTATACTGGAGTTGGTATTAATGAAAATGATCCTAAACCACTAAGATGGACAAAACAAAAAGAAGATTTATCTATTAAAGGTGAACTTATTTCAAAATCTAGATCTTCTATTGAACCTCAAATATATCCAACTGCAAGAGTTATTGGTGATGTAGAGACTAATACTGGTATTGGTGTTAATGGTGGTATATTTGTTGATGATGCAGAGTCATTCTATTATGAAGATTCTTCAAATCCAGCACTAGAAGGTGGTGATAGGTACAATGTAACTATCAACTCTGTTGACACTCTAATTATAGAGGGAGCACCTAAATCAACTGCTTCTATTAATGCTGTGGTATCTGCTGCAGGAACCATACAATCATTAACTGTAGTTGATGGTGGTAGTGGATATACTGCTGCACCAACGATTACAATCGGTGCTCCAATTGGTGTTGGTGTTGGTACTGAGACTAGAGATCAGTTTGCTGTAGCAGGAGTTTCAACTTTTGCAACTGCAACTGTAACTATAACAGATGGAAGTATTGATTCTTATGATATAACAAATGAAGGTTTAGGATATAGTCAATCTAATCCACCTCAAATTACAGTTGATAATCCATTATTTAAGAATGAAAGAATAGTTTCTGCTGGTAAGGTTGAAGGTTATACTGGAGTTATTACTAGTATAAAACAAGTATCTGGTATTGACGGACATTCAAGAGCACTTGAATTTGGATTTGTTGCAGATAAAGAAGCAGATAAATTAAAAGTTGGATATTCAATTTTTGTATCTGACACTAAAGTTTCATCAGCAATTACTTCTGTTGAATATACAGATAATGATATAGTTTCAATTGGATCAACTTTCTTAGATAATATCTACAAGGTTCATGCAATATGGACAAGTGGACAAGCAGGAATCATTACGTGTAACGTATTGAGTAGTTCTGGTATTGTTGGATTGGTGACAACTGGATATTATAATCCAGCAGGTGCAGGTGGTGTAGGAGTTACTACATCTCTTGGAAAAATTACTTGGGGTAGAATATATGATGCTACCAGATCAGATTCTCCAATTTCTATTGGAGTAACAGGATTAACTGTTGATTCTGGGTTGAGTACATTCCCAACAATTCAAAGAAGAAGTTATACTCAGACTTCAATAAAAGGATTGCGATCTACGGGTGCAATCAGAGCATTTGGTCTTACAAATTAAAAACCAAATAAAATCACTATAAATAGAGAAAAAAAGTTAAATTACAATGTCCGCAATTGTTACTGATCAATTTAGAATCCTGAATGCAAGTAATTTTGTAGAATCAGTTGAATCTGATAACAATTCATATTATGCATTTATTGGTTTACCAAACCCTAAAGGAACTACTGGTCTTGTTGGTTATGGTAGATCTGCAAATTGGACTGCTAACACACCTAATCCAGAAGATAATTATTCATATTTGTCACATGTTGGTGACACTATGATGTTTGGTAAAAAGATAGGTTCAGCAAATATTAGAAGAGTTATTAGAAAAGTAGAATGGACTGCAGGAAATAGGTATGAGATCTACAGAGATGATTATTCTATTACCAATAAAAGTCCAATAACACAATCTACTAGATTGTATAGTGCAAATTATTATGTAATTACCTCAGAATTTAAAGTTTATATTTGTATTAGTAATGGTGGATACGGTTCGGATTCTACTACTGCTAAAGGAAATCCTTCACAGGATGAACCAACTTTTACTGACTTAGAACCATCTAGAGCTGGTACTAGTGGTGATGGTTATATTTGGAAATATTTGTTTACTGTATCTCCTACTGATATTATAAAATTTGATTCTACGGAATACATAACAGTTCCAAATAATTGGGGATCATCTACCGATTCGCAGATTAGATCTGTTAGAGAGAATGGTGATTCTTCTATAAATGAAAATCAAATTAAACATGTTTATATTGAAAAGGCAGGTAAAGGGTATGCTGATGGATTAGGACAAAAAGTTCCTATTATAGGTGATGGTACTGGTGCAGAAGCTAGAGTTGATGTAGTTAATAGTGTAATTACTAATGTTACTGTAAGTGCTGGAGGTAAAGGTTATTCTTATGCTCTTGTTGATTTAGGAACATTGAGTAGTAATGTTGCTACAACAGATAGGGCAAAACTTGTTCCAATAATCCCACCATCACTTGGTCATGGATATGATCTTTATACTGAATTAGGAACTGATAAAGTTTTAATTTATGCAAGATTTGATGATTCTACAAAAGATTTTCCAACAGATACTAAATTTGCACAAGTTGGTATTGTAAAAAATCCAACCAAAGTGGGGACTTCTGTTACTTATACAGATAATAGTTATTCTTCATTACAGGCATTTTTATTCTCTGATGTAACTGATACACCTGTAGTTGGTGAAAAAATTTCACAAACATTGACTATTTCACCAAATGCTGGAAAGATAGCAACAGGATATGTTGCATCTTATGATAAAGATACTAAAGTATTAAAATATTTTAGAGATAGATCATTAAATTATACTACAACAAGAGATCAGACTGATTATTCTGGCATATCAACTCAAGGTCAGATATACCAGTTTGAAACTGGCCCATCACAGGGAAATGACCAGATAAATCAAGTTGAAGGTGGTTCTTTTAAAGGAACAATTAATAATAATTTTACAGGAATAAGTACAAATCCATCTGGAGTTAAATTAATTAACTTAGGAGTTTCCTTCTCAGCAGGGTTATCTAATTCCGAGATAAATAAAGGATCAGGGGAAGTTGTTTATCTAGACAATAGACCTTTGATTGCTCGTAATGAGAGACAAAAAGAAGACATTAAAATCATCCTGGAATTCTAAAGAAAAATGCCACAAAAGACTAACTTAAATATAAGTCCTTATTATGATGATTTTGATAAGGCAGATAATTTTTATAAGGTATTGTTTAAACCTGGATATCCAGTTCAAGCAAGAGAATTATCAGGT